GAGCATTGTATTTACGACGTTAGGTTCTAATTATAGATCTGACAGGGTTGGCAAGCTTATGGAGCGGATGGACTTTGAGTATCAGGGTGGATTTTACCGGAAAGACATATGAATCTACAAGCATTACCAGAGGAAGCGTTAAAAGAAATCTTGGCACTCACGGAGGCCAAGAAGAATCTTGAGTTACGTGAGGAAGCGCAAGAACACTTTATGCCGTTCGCGCATCATGTATACGAGAACTTCATTGAAGGTCACCACCATAGGATCATAGCTAAAAAGCTTGAGCAAGTGGCGCAGGGTAAATTAAAGCGGTTGATAATCAACATGCCACCTCGTCATTCTAAGTCTGAGTTTGCAAGTTTCTTGATGCCTGCTTGGTTCTTGGGGCGCAATCCGAAGTTAAAAATTATTCAAGCGACGCACAACACGGAACTTGCGGTGCGTTTTGGTAGGAAAGTGAGGGATTTGATCGATGATCCAGCGTATAAAGAGATATTTCCAGACACGGTTCTCAAGGAAGACAACAAAGGCGCGGGTAAGTGGGGTACAAGCAGAGGCGGCGAGTACTTCGCGGCGGGTGTGGGCGCAGCCGTTACGGGCCGTGGTGCGGATTTGTTCGTCATTGACGACCCTCATTCGGAACAAGATGCGTTAAGCGAGACTGCATTCGACCATGCGTATGAATGGTACACATCTGGACCTCGTCAGAGGCTTCAACCGGGTGGTGCGATCATAATTGTTATGACTCGATGGGGTAAAAAAGACTTGACAGGGCGTTTAATCAACAATCAGGGCAGTGATGTCATGGCGGATCAGTGGGAAGTGGTAGAATTTCCTGCAATTCTGCCATCAGATGCCCCGTTATGGCCTGAGTTCTGGGAAAAAGACGCATTATTGTCGATTAAGGCGTCGTTACCTGTAGGAAAATGGAATGCACAGTGGCAACAAACGCCAACTACGTCCGAATCGGCCATAGTTAAGCGGGAATGGTGGCAACCGTGGGAAAAAGAGAAGATTCCGCCTGTAAATTACATCATTCAGGCGTATGACACGGCGTTTTCCAAGAAAGAAACAGCGGATTACAGTGCAATTACAACGTGGGGCATCTTTTTTCCAGAGGAAGGTGGCACCGAACAGATTATATTGATGGATGCACGGCGTGGAAGGTGGAATTTCCCTGAACTCAAGGAGGTTGCGTATGAGGAGCACGAGTATTGGGAGCCAGACATGGTACTTGTGGAGGCGAAAGCCACTGGTACACCACTGATTGACGAGCTGCGGTTACGCGGGATTCCGGCGTTAGGGTTTTCCCCTGGCAAAGGAAAGGATAAGGTAACTCGAATGCACATGGTTGCGCCATTGTTCGAAGCTGGTGTAGTATGGGCACCAGTAGACAAAAAATTTGCGGATGAAGTCATAGAAGAAGTTGTTTCATTTCCTAATGGCGATCATGATGACTTTTGTGATAGTATGACATTAGCGTTGATGCGATTTAGGCAGGGTGGTTTCATATCTCTGCAAAACGAACACGAGGAACAGATGGAGATTCCCCGTATTAAGGAGTATTACTGATGGCTAGAAGAACAACTGACAAAACAGCAGCAGCAAATAAAAGATTTGCTAGAACACAACCTTTAAGAACGTACCAAACCAAAGGTGGTGCGCAGCAGTATGGTTCGCCTGAAGCTTTTGAAAAAGCCAATGAACTTGCTTTTGAACGGTATCTAAGAGCAGCTGATGACGGTACTTCAAATTATCAGGATATGAGTAAATTAAGTGCCATACGAAATTCTTTAAGTGCAGGTATATATAGTGCACCTCGCTCTTACGGAGGTCAGTTGAGCGAAAGATTAGAAGATCTAGCAATGGAACATACTAGAGATTCTTTCAGACGTTCTAAATTCAAAGGAACATTCTAATGGCATTACCACCTCTGATAGATTCAGGAATCAGACCCGAGGATATGGTAGCTGACGAGATGTCGGTTGAAGTTCCTGTGGCACAAGTAGAGATGTTTGAGAACGGAGCCGAAGTCATACCAGATGGTGAGGGTGGAGCAATCGTTCAAGCTTTGGCAGAGGCTTTGATTGGTGAGATGGCGGAGGAGCCGATTCCATTTGATGCCAACCTTGCTGAGTTTCTCGAAGAAAGTGACATGAGTGACATTGCTAGTGACCTACTATCTTCGTTTGAAGAGGACACGGAGTCAAGGGACGAGTGGGAAGAGACTTACACCAAGGGTCTTGATTTGTTGGGCGTCAAGACGATTGAGAGATCACAACCGTTTCAAGGTGCTAGTGGTGTAACACATCCTTTGATTAGTGAGAGTGTAACACAGTTTCAAGCGCAGGCTTACAAGGAGCTGCTCCCTTCTGGCGGTCCTGTAAAAACAAGGATTGTTGGTTTACAGAACCAAGAAACTGAAGCTCAAGCCAAACGTGTCAAAGATTATATGAACTATTTGATTATGGAAGAGATGGAAGAGTTCGATCCAGACATGGATCAATTACTATTCTACCTCCCGTTGTCTGGTTCTACCTTCAAGAAAGTATATTACGATACAGTTCGCAACCGTCCTGTTGCTAAGTTTATTCCTGCACAGGATGTTGTTGTTCCGTACTCAGCTAGTGATTTGGCTACTACACCTCGGATCACGCATATTCTCAAGATGTCAGACAACGACTTGCGTAAGCAGCAGGTCATGGGGATGTATAGGGAAGTGGAGCTCTCATCGACAGGAGATGATGAAGAAAACCCAGTTCGTCAAAAGGTGGATGAATTACAGGGTACATCTAAGTCTTATACCGATGAGGTTCGTACTGTACTTGAGATGCATGTTGAAATGGACATTGAAGGTTTTGAAGATGTCGATGAAAACAATGAGCCCACAGGAATTAAGTTACCTTACATTGTAACACTGGATCGGGATAGTTCTAAGATTTTTTCTATCCGTCGAAACTATATGGAAGGTGACCCGTACAAACAAAAGATTCAATACTTTGTTCACTACAAATTCATGCCAGGTCTAGGTTTCTATGGCTTTGGTTTGACCCACATGATTGGTGGCCTTGGTCGTGCAGCAACGAGTCTTCTTCGACAATTGATCGATGCAGGTACTCTTGCAAACCTCCCAGCAGGATTCAAGGCTAGAGGCGTAAGGGTTCGCAACGATGATGAACCATTGCAGCCGGGTGAGTGGCGGGACATAGATGCACCTGGGGGGAACATACGGGAAGCAATCATACCGTTACCGTACAAGGAACCATCGGGCACACTCGCACAGCTTCTAGGAGCACTCGTAGAGGGTGGAAGAAGGTTTGTGTCAGTTGCGGACAATGCCGTAAGTAACATGAATCAGGAGATGCCTGTGGGCACCACGGTGGCTATGTTGGAACGCGGCATGAAGGTTATGTCAGCGATTCACAAGCGGCTGCACTACGCACAAAAGAATGAGTTTCGTATTCTAGCGCGGGTTATCGCAGAAAACTTACCAGAGGCATATCCTTACCCAGTAGCAAATGCGAACTCGGAGATTAAAATCACAGACTTTGATGGACGGGTTGATATCCTGCCTGTCAGTGATCCAAACATTTTCTCTATGGCACAACGTGTGTCGTTGGCACAAAGTCAACTTCAACTTGCTCAATCTAATCCACAGATGCACAACTTACACGCAGCATATCGTCGTATGTATCAAGCTCTGGAGATACAAAACATTGACGAAATATTGCCGCCACAACCTCAACCTCAACCTACGGGTCCAGCTTTAGAGAACTCATTAGTTCTCAAAGGCAAGCTTATACAAGCGTTCCCTGGACAAGAGCACAATGCACATATCATGTCACATGTGGCATTCTTAAAAACTCCTTTGATTATAGCAACGGCTCCGGCGCAAGGGGCTTTGTATGGTCACCTACAAGAGCACGTATCCTTGTTGGCACAAGAGCAGGCGATGCAACAGATACAACAACAGATGCAGCAGGTAGATCTATTGGTTCAAACTGGAGGTATTAGTCCAGAAGAAGGTCAGATGCAGATGCAGCAATTACAGATGCAGATACAAGATGAGGCTACTATGAGTCGTGCGATTGCTCAGATAGAACAAGTTATAGTTCAGCAGGTTGCTCAGATGATCACGCCGCCACCA